TAATATGGATTATAATAATGATTTTAGCCACGACCTTCTTGTTGGACAAATAGCCGAACAATTCTTGGGCGACTTGCTGCAGAACAAGAAGATAGAAGTGAAGCATGACATGATAGCCCACAGCACGGGCAGAGTGTTTGTTGAATATGCGTGTCGGGGCAGAAACTCTGGAATAACAACAACACAAGCCGACTTTTGGGCTTTCGTATTGCTTACTGGAGCCATTATAATAGTAGATAAAGATAGACTTGTTTATTTATGCAACGTAGCTTATGAGAACGGCAAAGTTATAAATGGCGGCGATAGCAACGCTGCCAGTGGGTTTTTAATCACATTGGATGATTTGATTAGGAGAAAAAAAGATGCCTAAAGAAGAACTCGCACAAAAAAGGCTGAGAGAAGAGTCTAGGCGTAGAATGGATGAATGGGACGCAATGATACCTGATGGCGCGTTTCAAGATGCAGAAATTACTGAGCGGCTGTCTAGCAGACATATAGACAAAGCAGAAAACAATAATACGGTGGGCACCAGTTCTTTGGAGCGGTGCCGTGAGAGTTGAAATTGACGTAGTATTATTTTTTGCCGATAAGCCTATGAAGAAAATAAATGGCTTTTTAAAGGTCAGCGATGCGGCTGATGATGATGATGTGTTAGATGAAATGGCAGGGTTTATTGAAAAAGTAACAGAAGAACATATGACGGAATTTACTACAGGGGTAGCTAACTTAATTTTAAGAGATGATGAATTGTTTCAGGTTTCATTTGCTAACCCGAAAAAAGAACCTGGAACGGAGGGCAAAAATTTATGCAACATAATAATACCAGACGAGATAATAGTGCACTAAAAGATGTGGTTGATTGTTTCGGTACGATAGGGTGGCACAGGAGGTTGTGTGACCTACAGGAACATGAAGTGCTAGGGCTTATAGCCGTTATACAAAAAGCGAGGGATTTGACAGATGACTATACAGAACAAGGCGCTCTTGAATTTGAACAGAGTGTCACCAATGCTAACGAACCCTTCCCTGATGACAAAATTCCATTCTGATGCAATAGAGCTTATATCTTACGAAATAGACAAAGCAATGTGCCAGCAGAATGACGAGCAGCCGAACCGAACATATCTTGGCGGCTCCTCATTGGGTAATGCTTGCGCTCGCCAAGTGCAATACAGGTACATGCAAATAACGCCTGACGAGGACAAAATGTTCCCCGCTCGCACTCTGCGTATCTTTGACATGGGGCATTTTATAGAAGACCTAATGGCTAAGTATATTAGAGATGCTGGCTTTGAATTAAAGACGCACGACTCTGATGGCAAGCAGTTCGGGTTTTCCGTAGCTGACGACCAGATAAAAGGTCATATAGATGGGGTGATATGTTCGGGTCCAGTGGCTATGAGCTACCCAATGTTATGGGAGTGCAAGTCAGCTAACAGCAGAAAGTTCTCCGAATTTGTTCGTAAAGGCGTTGCGGTGGCAAACCCTGTTTACGCCGCACAGATAGCTCTATACCAAGCATACATGGATTTAAATGAGAACCCGGCGTTGTTTACAGTGCTGAATAAAGACACTAGCGAAATATATTACGAGCTTGTTCCATTCGACAGAGAGCTTGCTCAACGTGTTAGCGATAAAGGTGTGGACATATTAAAAGCAACAAAAGCAAACGAGATACTGCCTAGGGTGGCTGCCAACTCAGATTATTTTGCTTGCAAATTTTGTGAGTTTCGTCAAACTTGCTGGTCATAGAAAAAGAGGCCGCTCGAAAGCGACCTCTTTAAGTGAGAACGAAATCAGAAAAAGGAAACAATCAGACTTCAGGATACAATATAATGAGTGTTATACGTTTTGACAATACTAAATCTAGTACCGCGCACGAATTGGTGCAGAAAATAAGTGACGAGGTTCCTCGCTCTGTACAAATAGATATTCTCAGGGAAACATACCCCAATGGCAAAATTCGGGGGCATGACTTCTTTATCGGCTCTTTGGGAGGAGAGGCTGGCGAAAGCTTAAAGATTGATATCAACCCTAGCAGTCCACACTTTATGCGTGGTCAAGACTTTAATGGCGGTGACGGCATCGGGGGAATCGTAAAGATTCTGATGGAGGCTCGCGGAATGCGGCTGCCAGAAATTAAGGAAATGTTCGGGTCATATATATCAGAAGATACACGCAAGCCTGTAAGAGAGCCGTCTTGGAAAATGCCAAATGGCGGGCTAAACCTGAACAACTTGCCAACACCTCCCAGCCCTCCAGCTCAGGAAAAGGTTCGTATTGATGCGAATACACAGCATAATGGGCAGTGGGATTATATCAGCCGTGACGGCGAAGTATTGGTTACAGTGCGCCGCTACGATATTGACGGCAAGAAAGAATTCCGCCCTTGGATTCCAGGAGTTTCCTACCCAAAGGCGCCAGAAGTGCGCCCACTATATAATATCCCGAACATTTTAAATGAACAGCGGGTAGTATGGGTAGAGGGCGAAAAGTGCGCTCAAGCCTTGATTGAAGCGGGCATACCATCTACATGTACTTTGGGCGGAGCAGGAGCCTTAACAAGAAAGAACGCAGATAAGTTTGACTTCACTCCACTTAGGGGTAAAGACCTTGTTATCTGGCCTGATAATGACGATGCAGGCAGGAGGCTCGCTGAAATTGTTCGGGAAGTCGCGCTAGACTCTGACGCCGACAGTGTAACCGTACTGCAACCTCCGTCTGGTAAACCTCCCAAATGGGACGCCGCAGATGCAATAGAAGAAAGTTTTGATGTTGAAAAGTTCATTACAGACGGGGCTGGTAACACTCGCCGTTCTATCAACCTTCTTAATGATAGTCTGCTTATCTCACGCTTTAGTGGCGCTGCGCCTATCCAGCAGTTTCTTGTAGACGGTACTTTCCCCCTCGGAGTTCCTATTATATTTGCCGCCGCAGGAGATGCTGGCAAAGGCATGATGACCCTAGACCTAGCGATGAAGGTTGCGGAGGGCAAGCCAATGTCTAACGCTTTCGGGGGCATAGTAAAAGAGTTCGGGGATGTTGTTATCTTCACAGCAGAAGATGATGAATCGGAAATGCACAGACGTATTGAGAGGCTAGACGAGGCAGGCAATAGGTTCGATTACCCGAACAAGTTGCATGTTGTTCCGCTGCCAAACGTAGGCGGTGTGTTTCCTATCTTACGAGAGAACATGGGCGACTACAGCGAGACAGATGAGTTCAAGAAGATATACGAACAAATCATTCAGCTCGGCAATATAAAGCTCATTGTGTTTGACCCATTGGCATCATTCGTACACGCAGATGTAAATGCTGACCCTGCCGCAGGGGCGGCTTTAACGGGGCTATTAGCTCGCGTGGCAACCGAAACGGGGGCTTCTGTACTTGTATGTCACCATATGACCAAGGTAAAGGACGATGCTGTTATCAGCAGGCCAGAGCAAGCTCGGAATATGATTCGGGGTACATCTGCACTTGTTGACGGTGTGCGTTCTGCATTTGCCTTGTGGCAAGTAGACGAAAAGACTTCAGTGGGTCGGTGTAATGACTTAGGTATACAATATGAGCGCAATAGGTGCTTTGATGGTGCAGTTGTAAAGTCTAACGGCCCAGCCAGCAGACATATACGACATTTTATTCGGGACACCTTTACAGGATTGCTGGAGGACAGAACCGAACAAATTCAGAACCTGAATCAAGGCAACCAAGCTCAAGCTCGCAAAGATGCTATGTTTAGCTGGATTGCGGCTTGTGAGCGGGACGGTCGAGCTTTATGCCAAATGGGTGGCGCTGATAGCATATTTAATAGACTAAGCGATGCAGATTCCCCTCCTTCTTTAAGTGGGATGGGTGAGTCATCTATAGGAAGAATTGTTCGTGATTTAATCGCGGAACGCCGTATCGAGAAGTATTCGTTTAGTACATCTGGAGGTCGCAAGTGGCTAGGCACAGTCAATGGCGTTATGAGCCGTGGCGAATATGAAGCAGTAACAGCAAGAGACAATATATAAAACGGAGGTAGAAGATGAGTAAATTAGCTGCTGACATGACAGTAGAAGAGTTCGCAGCAGAGCTTAAATCTATGTGGGAAAGAACCGTAAACATTACGGGCCTTGAGCGCGACAAGAACAATCGTTCGTATTTGGGTAAGCAGTCCCATAGAAATGTATCGGGTATTTTTGCGTCCAAGCAAACAAAGATTGCTATGCAGCGCGGCGACAACGGATTTACGAAGGGAAAATTTTTATGATTGACGAAAAAGACTACGACAGCATGAACCGGGCTTACTTCCTAGATAAGGCAGAAGAGCTTATTAACGGGCAGCGGGCTAAAGATTACGGTGACGCTAAAGCAAACCACTATCGTATCGCTCAGATATGGGAGGTTATCCTGGGGGTAGAGATAACACCCGAACAAGTTTGCGCCTGCATGATTGGCCTGAAGCTGGCTCGCCTAGCTAACGACATGCAACAGGACGACACATGGGTAGATATCGCGGGGTATGCCGCGTTGGGCGGGGAGATATCTCAGCCATGAAGCAATGGAAACCATCACGCAGCACAGAGAGCCGCATAACCAATAACAACGAAATTGTTCGGTTTATGTTTGAAGAAATGCATAAGCAGCGCATCCATGAGTGTGACATGAGCGAGAGAGTCGGGTTTCATCGGGATACTATGAGAAAATGGCGCACGCAACACCAGCCGCGCATATGTGACTTAGAGGCTTGCTTAGACTTTCTTGGATATAAGCTAAAGGTAGTTAAGAAAGGTTATGGCGAGACATATGAATAAGTACATCCTCCCTGACGGGAACATACAGATATCTTTTTCAGGGGGCCGTACATCAGCTTACATGCTCCACCAGATACTGGAGGCCAACGGTAACTTACCTGACAGGGTTCAAGTTTTATTTGCCAACACGGGCCGAGAAATGCCAGAGACTCTCGAATTTGTTCGGGAATGTCAGGAAAGCTGGGGTGTAAAAATCACCTGGGTAGAGTATGACGTTGGAAATAATAGAGCAAAGTACAAAACTGTTAGCGACAATTCTGCTTCTAGAAATGGAGAGCCTTTTGAGGTGTTAATACGCAGGCGTAAATACTTACCTAATATAGCGGCTAGATTTTGTACTACAGAGCTAAAAATATTGCCTATGAAACGATACCTAACACAAGAGCTTGGCTGGAAAAAGTGGACTGCTGCAGTTGGAATTCGGGCTGATGAATCAAGGCGGGCTAAAACAGATAGCAAAGACAGATGGAGCTACTGGTATCCGTTACTGGAGGCGAACATTTCTAAAAAAGATGTAGTCGGGTTCTGGGATAAGCAGGACTTTAATCTTAATCTTAATTCTGCTAACGGGGTAACGCCGAAAGGTAACTGTGACTTCTGCTTTCTGAAAAGCGAACATATTCTTGCCAGCATGGCGAAGCAGTACCCAGAGCGTGCTGAGTGGTGGATAAATATGGAAAAAGAAATGAACTCTACATTTAGGCACGGGAGAGATATGGGAAAGTTTGTGGACTTTGCTACCCGTCAACAAGATTGGATATTCGATGAGGAGGGGTATTTCTGCCAGCAAGACGAAGGTGAATGTACGGGGTAAAAAAACAGGCGAGTTGTTCGGGGTTGCCCGCTCGCCTGCTTTCGTAAAGACATTCGTAACTTGTGATATATGCTTAGACATAACATATATCACGGCCTGCCTGAACATCAGACAGAAGGGTATATTAGCATGGCAAGCAAGACTTACAAGCAAAAACAACAAGAAGAAGAATATAAAAAATGGAAGCGCGAGCAGCAGCAAAAGCTGCATGATTCAGAAGATATGTTCGGGTTAAAACAGACACATCACACCAGGCATGTAAACAAATATTGCTCAGTTTGTGGCAGCCCGCAGGCCTGGCGTTCTTCTGACCACGGGATGACATGGCAATGTTTCGCACACGCAAAAGACTAACGATTCGTTATGCACATCGGGATTCGGGCTGTCCAGAAGGCTACGAATCTGGTACATTCCTACACTTTGACGGACATCATGGCAGAGGAGGCTACGGTGCGTGGATTAAAGAACCCGAAGAAATGTTCGACCAGGACGACCCGGAACGTGCTGGCAAGAGATGTTCGCCTAATACCGCAGCGGGTAGT